CAAGGAAGGCAAGCCAGATAGCATCCGCGTCACCTATTATTGCGGCCTGATCAAAGTGTCAGAATGGCTATGCCCTGATCACGGAGGCTATGCTGCGGAGCGATACCAGAAGCGGATGCCATCGTTAGGAGCGTCTGCCATGACCACCGAAGACGCCATGCAAGAGTGCGATTACTGGATCAAGCCGCGCAGAATAAGGGTGAAGCCGAATGACAAGTTTTACGACATTGTACAACTCGACTACAGCCAGCCCAAGCGCCTCACCGCCGAAGAGTTGGCAGAACTCCAAGAACCGCTGTTCTGATTGCGTGAGCCTGTACGATGCTCGATATTGCACTCATTGGCGTGACGTTGTACCTGATGATGTACAGAAAGAAGGCTGCGATGCGTTCAACGGTTTCCCTCCCTTCTGAAAAACAATGTAGCAGATGTAACATTGTAAAAAGCACTATATTTTTTGGTGCTTCGAAGAATAGATTTGATGGATTTAGAAGAGAATGCAATCAATGCAGAACACAATACAGAAGATCAATCGGTCAAAAAGAAAAAAGAGTTTTGCTGTCTGATGCTGTTGACAAAAAATGCAATGCTTGTGGCGAAACAAAAACACTTAGCTCTTATTATGTAAACAATGCAATATCGGATAAGCGTTCTTTAATTTGTATGGAATGCTCAAAAAGAAGAAAAAAACAAAAAACAATTTTTTCTGGTGGTAGATTATCAAATCAACATAATGCAAATGAGCAATTTAGGTCCTGCACAAATTGTGGAAGAAATAAACAAACTGCAGATTACCCAACAGCAAGACAGTGCTCAGATGGACGAGCGTCACAGTGTAAAGATTGTAAAAAAGAAAAAGCAGCTATGAAAAATTTATTACACCCAGAGCCGACAGAACATCAAGAAGCCGTTGGATTTATAACATGGTTTAAAAATAGATTTCCTCACGTTTTGATATATCATATACCTAATGGTATGAAGAGAGATGTCCGCACTGCAAGGATTTTAAAATCAGAAGGCGTCAAGCCTGGGATGCCAGACTATCATATTCCTGAGTGGAATATATGGATTGAGTTAAAGAGAAAAACTAAAGGATCGTTATCTGTTGAGCAAAAAAGTGTCATTGCCCATCTTGAAAGCATCGGCCATCACGTTATTGTTGGCTATGGCGCAACCGATGCCAGCGACAAGCTGCTGTCTTTGTTGAATATGAGCGGGGCGGCGACTAAAGGAGGATAGCCACCGCCCCTAGCATCCGGGGGAGCAAACCGGATGCTTACATTAACGATTGATTGAGAATTCTAGTCTAGGCTTGCCATAGTTTCAAGGAGGAACATCATGGCTAAATATGAATACGACGCCACACACGAAGAGTGGCTTCATGGTGATCCGGGCGTGCTGTCCGGTTCAGTGGCCGCTGCTGATCAGCGGTATGCCAAGCCTACCCATGTCAGGGAGAGCTGTGCCCCTCGGCTCTCCCTGACAGACTGGCTGATCTGCGGCCCTATAATGGTCGGACTTGGTTTCCTCATGGGAGTGTACTGGCCTTGATGAGGTGTTTTGTTTTGATCGCCGCGATGACGGCTGGAAGTGTCTTGGCACATGCTTCGGATGCCACTCAATTGGTCACATCGGAGGCAAGACGGCAAGGCGTGCCGGTCGGGTTCGCCTTGAAGATGGCAAAGATTGAGAGCGGTGTTCGATGCCACAACCACAACAAGCGAAGCAGCGCATCCGGCCCCTTGCAGGTGCTGCGTGGCACAGCACGGGCTATGGGCTACCGAGGCGACATCCGGCGGGCTTCGTGCGCTACGCAGACGCATTACGGGATGAAGCATCTGGCTATGTGCTGGCGCGGAGCACGAGGCAATGCGGCATTAGCGAAGCGATGCCACCAGGTTGGCGTGTCTGTGTTGTATGGCAAAAAGAAGAGGAGGCGTTGATGACCAGAGAACCTGATCTTGAAACCGTCAATCGCGCATTGGGCGAGACGGTGAGGAAATTGCAGCAAGACTTGGCCGATGCTGACAGAAGAATCCGGCGGCTTCGAGAGGAGTTGGCAGAGGCACATAGAGCAGCGGCACTAGCATCTGGGAGGGATTGGTGAGCCATTCGCTGAGCAAGCTTCTGCTGCTGTATGCCCAGCAGTTCGAGGACCAGCACGCGCCGCAGAACATGACCATTGCCCTGCGCGAGGCTTCGGCTGAGATCGACAAGCTGCGCGGCGTCTTGCAGCGGGTACGGCGCTGGGGTTCGCCAATGGTGAAAGGATATATCGATGGTGCGCTGGGCAGACAGGCTGGAGGCAGTGATCCTCTGGCTGATGATCAAGTGGGTGACGTTCGTGAACAGGAGACGCAGGGATGAGTGATGTTGTGGAGAGGTCGAACCGGGCCGAACTGTACACCAGTGGCGGAGAAGTTAGCGATCTACCAGAAGAGGTTGCCGACACCATCACCCGCCTCCGCGCCGACATCATCAGCTACAAGATCGGGAACAAGGATTTACAAGATCACTGCGCCGAGATCACCAGCCTCACCGCCGAGGCGGATCAGAACGCCATAGACCTTGAGGAATACAGGCGTGATGTGGAGAGGCTCCGGGCGGCTCTGCGTGAGTGTGAGGCGGAACTGAATGCCTACTACCGAATGAAATATCCGGGCGATCACCCACACAGCCAGAGGGAACTTGCGAAAGCTATGGCGTCAAACCCAGCCACCGTTGCGTTGAAGGAGAACAACAATGACTGACATCATAGACGAACGCGAGAAGACACACGGCGACTATTACCATGTCGCCATGATGGCGCAGGAACTGAAGGACGCCATGCGGCGCGGCAAGAACTGGAGAATACTATCAGACACTCAAAAAGAAGCCCTTGAAATGGTAGCAACTAAAATTGCTAGGATGCTATCAGGCGACCATCTTTACCTTGACAATGTTGTCGATATAATAGGATACATGACTTTATTGGAGCGAGAACTTAAAGGAGTGGATTGTGAAGGGAAGAAAGTGGATTAACACGACAAATTGCGCAACCTACAATAGCTGGAAGGCAATGAAGGCAAGATGCTTAAATCCTCTTCACACTGCGTATCATAATTACGGCGGAAGAGGCATAACAGTTTGCGACAGCTGGGCGAGTTACGATCAGTTTGTTTCTGATATGGGTTTTGCGCCGAGTGGGTACTCAATAGATAGAATTGATAGTAGTAAAGGTTATATTAAAGGAAATATCCAA